GGTAATTCGGACCCCGATCTTTATCTAGTGTCAGATTTTTACAACACCTATGAAACGAAAACCAGACCTTGAGACACCAGGTTATGACGTGGCGAGGACTCGCAAGATTTTGGCTGAGGCTGAGATGGCTGAGCTTGAGCTTGCGAAGATTCACGGTCAATTAGTGCAGACAGAAGAGGTTTGCAAAGCCTGGGAAGAAGTTTTGAGGAATATGAAAGCAAAGCTGCTTGGTATGCCGAGCAAAGTGGCTCCGACGATTCTCGGTGAGACATCAGTGGCGGCAATCAAAGTGCTGCTTGATAATGCAGTTGAGGAATGTCTAAATGAGCTTGCCAACTATCAACCAACCATCGACGCAGCAAAAACGCTCGGAGGCTCTACGAAAGATTCTGGCGACGATCTCATGTCTGAAGCCTCCTCCGAAGTTAAGCGTCGACCAGTGGGCAGACCGAGAAAGACGGCTCGACTCGCAGAGCTCTAGCGAACCTGGTCGGTGGCATACAAGCAGGGCTGAATATCAGAGGGGCATCATGCAAGCCTGCTCTGATCCTGCTATCCAGGAAGTCGTAGTCATGGCAGGGGCGCAGCTTGGCAAGTCAGAGATCTTGCTAAACATCATTGGTTTCCATATAGACCATGATCCTGCACCAATCATCATGATGCAGCCAACGGTTGAAATGGCTCAAGCCTTCTCTAAAGATAGGATTGCTGCTGGCCTGCTTAACTCGACACCTTGTCTGCGTGGCAAAGTGAAAGATCCTCGATCGCGGGATGCAAACAATACGACCCAGCACAAAGTTTTCCCAGGTGGAGCACTAAGCCTGGTGGGGGCTAATTCTCCTGCTGGACTTGCAAGCAGACCGATCAGAATTGTGCTTTGTGATGAGGTCGATCGTTATCCGACAAGTGCTGGCAGCGAGGGTGATCCTGTCATGCTGGTCAAAAAAAGGACTGCTACCTTTTGGAATCGAAAAATCATTTTGACCTCAACTCCAACCAATCGCGGAGCTTCGCGCATCGAGGCTGCGTTTGATGAATCCGATCAAAGACGTTATCTGGTTCCATGTCCGAGCTGCGGTCATGAACAAGTCTTGCGATGGTCCAATGTGAAATGGGAAAAAGCAGAGGATGCTCGTTATTACTGTGAGGGCTGCGGTGTTGGTTGGGATGATGGCGATCGAGCAAAAGCTATTCGACAAGGGAAATGGGAAGCATCCAAGGCTTTTAATGGCATCGCTGGTTTTCATCTAAATGCACTTTGCTCACCTTGGACCCCATTGCGTGATGGTGTCAGAGACTTCCTGGAAGCCAAGAAATCACCAGAAACCTTGCGAGTCTGGGTCAATACTTATCTCGGCGAAACCTGGGAAGATGCAGGAGATCAGGTCGACGACTATGAGCTTGCAAGCAGAAAAGAAAACTGGGGCGATGCGCTGCCAAAAGAGGTGCTGCTGCTAACTGCTGGTGTGGATGTCCAAGATGACAGGCTTGAAATCGAGGTCGTGGGTTGGGGCAAAGACGAAGAATCCTGGTCCGTGGATTATCGGCAGATTTACGGTGATCCTTCTTCGCCTGGCGTGTGGAATGACCTCGACCAGCTGCTGCAAGGACGATATGACCACGAGCATGGCGAGATGACTATCAGGGCTGCTTGTATCGACTCAGGGGGACATCACACTGCAAGCGTTTACAAGTTTGCCAAGACGAGAGAAGGCCGCAGGATCTATGCAATCAAGGGTGTCGGTGGTGAAGGCAAGCCTATTGTCGGCAAACCATCGACCAACAACGGGCAGCGGGTCAAGTTATTTCCTGTTGGGGTCGATACGGTCAAGCGCACACTGATGTCACGATTTAGGATTCAAGAACCAGGTGCTGGCTATTGTCATTTTCCAGAAGGCAGGGCAGATGAATATTTCCGGCAGCTGACAGCAGAAAAGCTCGTGACCAGGTATCACAAAGGCTTTCCGAGGTTGGAGTTTGTGAAGGTTCGCACCAGAAACGAGGCATTGGATGCTCGTGTTTATGCGATGGCTGCGCTGTCCATTCTGAATGCAAACCTGACTACAATGCACAATTCGATGATGCAAAGACAATCTATTCCTGTCGAGCAAAAGGCAAAACCACCTGTCTTTGCAAAAAAACCTTCGTCCTTTGTCAATAGTTGGCGTTAAAATCGGGGCAATTTGGGGGCAGCATGGCAAATTTGTTCAGTGCGGCGAACGCTCCGACGATTGAGCCCGACAAGATTGTCGTCGGTGATTTCTTGCAATGGAAGCGAATCGACCTGGGTGTTGACTATCCGAACACGCTACACACAGCAACTTATGTGGCTCGGATTACAGGCGGCGGCGCAAATGAGATACAGCTTGCAGGCACGAACAGCGGCAGCGACTATCTGTTTACGGTCAGCTCTGCAACCTCTGCAAACTTTTCGCCAGGCTACTATCACTGGCAACTTGAGATTGTTGAGACATCTTCTGGCAACCGCATTGTTGTCGATCGCGGTGCATTTGAGGCGATTGTCGATCTCGATGTCAATAACTCAGATCCTCGCACTCATGCAGAAATCATGCTCGACAAGATCGAGACGCTTTTGCAAGGCAAGGCAGATGCTGATGTTGCGAATTACTCGATTGCAGGCAGAAGTCTGACAAAACTCTCACCTCGTGAGCTGCTGGATTGGCGCAACTATTACAAGGCTGAGGTACAGAAAGAATTAAACCTAGAGCGCATTCGTCGCGGTCAATCTACTGGCATGACGATCAAAGTGAGGTTTCCTGGGAAATGAAGCTCTTTGATTTTTTCCGTAGAAAGACCGAGCAGAAGATTGCAAAGCCTCTGTTGCGAAATTACAACGGTGCGGCTGGCGGTCGTTTGCTTTCTGATTTTGTAATCAACAACCAGACTGCTGATTCTGCGCTGCAATACAGCCTGCCAACCTTACGCAATCGCTCGCGGGATCTTGAGCGCAACAACGAATATGCTCGAAAGTATCTGACGCTGTTGCAGACTAATGTGGTTGGTGATGCAGGCTTTAATTTGCAAGTGAAAGCGCGAACGACTAACGGCAGCCTGGACGGTCCTGGCAATACCATGATTGAAAATGCCTGGACTCGCTGGAGTCGTGTTGGCAATTGCACTGTCGACAAGAAACTGTCCTTTCTCGATTGCCAGCGACTTGCGGTGCGAATGCTTGCTCGTGATGGTGAGTGCTTTGTGCAGCTGCTGAACGGTCCAAGATACCAGGATGGTTTTGCAATCAAGTTGATGGAAGCTGATTGGATTGACGACCAGAAGAATGAGATTCTGAGCAATGGCAATCAGATTCGGATGGGCATCGAGATTGATGAGATGCAGTCGGTGGTTGCTTACTGGGTGCTGACGCAGCATCCTGGCGATACGTCTTTCAGGACCAATGTGGCTCGAAAGCATATTCGAGTGCCTGCTGACAAGATCTTGCATCTTTATATGCCGAATCGTTTAGGAGTTCGCGGCGAACCTTGGATGGCTCCAGTGATTGACTCGCTGAAGATGCTCAGAGGTTACAGAGAAGCTGAGCTCGTGGCTGCGAGGGTTGCTGCAAGCAAAATGGGAGTTATTACGACTCCGACAGGCACTGAATACACAGGCGATGGCACAGAAAACAGCCACACGCCAATCATGAATGCTGACCCTGGGACATTCCATCAGTTGCCTGCTGGCTGGGACATCAAAATGTTTGATCCCACGCATCCAACGAGTGCTTTCGGTGATTTTGAGAAGGCAGTGCTGCGAGGCATTGCTAGCGGTCTGAATGTGGCTTATACGAGCTTATCTAATGACCTCGAAGCGACAAGCTATTCAAGCATCAGAGCTGGGACGCTTGAAGATCGAGACAATTATCGAGTGCTGCAATCATTCATCATCGAGCACTTTGTCGATCCGATCTATCGTCAGTGGCTTGCCTCTGCGATGCTTAACAATTCATTCCCATTGCCTCCAACCAGGTTCGACAAGTTTGCAGATGCAACGGTCTGGCGAGGTCGCGGTTGGAATTGGGTCGATCCGTTGAAAGAGATTAACGCTGCGGTTGTTGGTCTCAACAATGGCATTTTGTCTATGCAAGACGTGGCAGCTCAATATGGCAGAGATGTAGAAGAAACCTTCTCAGCTATTCAGCGCGACAAAGAGCTTGCAGCACAATATGGGCTGAGCATGAGTTTTGAGCCCTTTGGTGAGAAGATGCCTGCTCCTGCAATGGTTGATGAAAATGCCGATTCCTAATGAAAGCATGGTTGAAGAGGCGCAGCGCGGACTGGCCTGGCGGCGAGAATTCGGACGTGGTGGGACTGCTGTTGGGATTGCTCGCGCTCGCGACATTTCTAATGGTGTTGATCTTCCGATGGCTACTATCCGACGAATGAAGGCTTACTTTGACCGGCACGAGGTCGACAAACAGGCTCAAGGATTTAGACCAGGCGAAGATGGATACCCCAGCAATGGGAGAATCGCTTGGGCTCTGTGGGGCGGCGATCCTGGTCAAACCTGGGCAAATCGTCTTGTCGCGCAAGACAATGAAGAGGAAAGAAGCATGATTGAGGAAAGACCTTATCCAAACGAACATGCAGCGAGGCTGACTGATCCGGCGCAATACGATGGCTTTGCTCGCGTGAATGATCAGTTCGGACCAGGTATTGATGCGATCTTTGGGATCAAAGACGGTGAGAGCGAATTGCAAGCAATCAGGTTTGATGCAGATCGTTTCACTGCTGATGAGGCAAGAGAATGGCTTGCAGAGCATGACTATGACCCGATAGAATTCGAGGAGGCGACAGGAGAGGACGCAAGTGGCGACACTTCTGACGACAATGACGAGGATGAAATGGCTGCTGAAGAGCGCAAAAGCATTGCGAAGCTGAATACCAGGGCGATGACCTGGGAAGCATCTATCGACCAAAAAGCTCGCACTGCGCTGATCGCTGTCTCGTCTGAGGCTCCTGTCGAGCGATATTTTGGGACTGAGATTCTCAATCACGAGGCTCGGTCTATTGATTTGACATTTATGAATTCTGGTCGGGCTCCTCTTTTGCTCGATCATGACGCGACCAAGCAGATTGGGGTCGTGGAGTCTGTGACACTTGATGAGTCAACCCGTCGACTACGGGCAAAGGTTCGCTTCGGAAGAGGTGAGCTGGCAAGTGAGGTGTTTCAGGATGTTTCTGACGGTATCCGCAGCAACATTTCTGTCGGTTACGAGATCCGAAAAATGGATGAGGTAACCAAAGGTGAATTCCGAGTCATGGACTGGTCACCTCTTGAAATTTCAATCGTGAGCATTCCTGCTGACCAGACAGTCGGCGTGGGTCGGTCGAAAGAAATGGATTCTTCTCAACCTGTCATTTTCCAAAAGGAAGAAATCATGTCTGATGTAAATCTCGATCAGATTCGTTCCGAAGCAGCAGCAAAAGCTCGTCAGGACGCATCTGCAATTCTCGCTCTTGCAGCTCGCCACAATCGCAGCGATCTCGGTCGCAAAGCTATTGAGGAAGGCACAAGCATTGAGGCTTTCCGTGGTCAGTTGCTGGATGCAATCGGCAATGACAAACCTCTCGACACTCGTGCGACTGACATTGGTGCATCGCGTCATGAGCAAAAGGAATACTCCTTAGCTCGTGCTCTTCGCGCTATGACCACCAATGACTGGAGGCAAGCAGGTTTCGAGCGTGAAGTCAGCGACACCATTGCTCGCAGCATTGGTCGTGACGCGAAGGGCATCTTTGTTCCTGATTTCGTATGGGGCAAACGTGCTGGTCCTATGTCGACTGCTGCAACAGGTGGCTCTGCTTCTGAGAATGTCTCTGACAAGCTCGTGCCAACGATTCAGGCTGGTGACATGTTCATCGAGGCTCTTCGCAATCGCATGGTGATGGCTGATCTCGGTGTCACGTTCATGAATGGTCTTGTCGGCAAGATCCAGATCCCCAAGTTCTCTGCTGGTGCTAATGCAGCATTTGTGGAAGAGCTCGCAGCGGTGTCTGACCAGTCTCCGACCGATGCAGCTGTGACGTTGCAGCCTCGTACGCTTGGTGCTTATGTAGACATTTCGCGTCTGCTTATGATGACCTCGGTTCCTGCTGTCGATCAGATCGTTCGCAACGACCTGCTTGCAAGCATGGCAGAGCGCATCGAGTATTACGCAATCAACGGCTCTGGCTCTAGCGGTCAGCCCACTGGCTTGCTGAATCTGTCGGGTATCAACGATATTGACATCTCTGCTGGCACTGATGTTGATTCGCTGACCTGGGCTGACATCGTTGCGCTCGTGAAGGCTGTGGAAGAGGACAACGGCGTGGTGAATCCTGCTGCTCTTGGCTGGCTGACTCATCCTGCTGTGAAAGCAAAGCTCGCATCGACTGCAAAAGTGTCAAGCACTGATTCGGTCATGATCTTGGCTGAGCCCTGGAATTCGCTCTATGGCTACAAGTTTGCAGCCACGGCAGCAGTTCCAACCAACCTCGATCCAGGCGATGGCGGCAATGACGCTTCGGCACTCATCTTCGGTGACTTCTCACAGTTGATGGTTGGAACCTGGGGCGCACCTGAGATCCTCGTCGATCCTTATACTGGCGGCACTGCTGGTACGGTTCGTATCATCGTGATGCAGGAAGTTGATGTTGCAGCTCGCAACGCAGTCAGCTTCGCGCTAACGAACGAAGTCTCGGTTGCCTGATAAATGGACATTCGGATCTTGCAGACCTGTTTTGTAGTGGGAGGCAAGCACCGAGCTGGTGACATCATCTCAGTCGTTCCAACGATTGCAGAGCAGCTCATCAAGCGAGGGTTTGCGGTTCCATTGCATAACGACAGGTCTGTGGGTCTGGAAGTCAGCCAGGTAGATGCGGAAGTTTCAAAGCGCAAAGGCAGGAGGGTAGATCGTGGCAGTCGAATCGGCTGATGATCGTGCGATCTTCCTGGCAGTCAATGACTTTGGGATTTCCGCGACTTTTACACACAGTGCAACGACGACGACAATTTCAGGCATCTTTGACAACGATTTCATCGAGGTCGATGCAGGAGGAGGGGTCGGTTTTGCACTACAGCAGCCAAAGTTCATCGCAAGGACAGCAGACGTTTCCACAGCGGTCGAAGATGACACGTTGGTGATTTCTTCAGTGACTTACAAGATTAAGGTTCGCCAGGATGATGGCACAGGCATGACGGTGTTGATTCTGGAGAAACAATAATGGCTCACGGTCGCAAAGCGATTAGAGATCGAGTCGTGACGGTTTGCACAGGTTTGACAACGACTAGCACGAGAGTTCATAAATCGAGGTTGTATCCTCTTGCAAGTGGCAAGTTGCCAGCCTTAGCGATTTATGCACTTTCTGAGGTAAGCGAAGCGGTCACGATTGGATCGCCAAAGTATCATCGAAATCTAGATATTGCGATTGATGCGATGGCTGAGGCAAATACCAATGTTGATGACACGCTCGATCTTATTTGTGAGGAAGTGGAAACGGCGATCGGTGCAGATCGGACCCTAAATGGTTTATGCAAGGAAGCAACGCTTGTCTCAACAGACATCGAGCTTTCGGGCGAAGGTGAGAAACCCGTTGGGATTGCTCGATTGGTTTATCGAGTGACCTATCGGACTGCGGTTACAAACGCGACAGCCACGACATAAGGAGTTTTGAAATGGCTACACATACTGGCTCAGAAGGCACAGTGAAGATCGGGGCGAATGCGATTGCTGAGATTCGCTCTTATACGATTGATGAGACGGGCGACACCATCGAGGACACCACGATGGGTGATTCTGCTCGGACCTACAAAGCAGGGTTGAAGGACTTTACAGGCTCTGTGGACGTTTATTGGGACGAGACTGACACAAGCGGGCAGATGGCTTGCACGGTTGGCAGCTCGATCACTTTGAACGTCTATCCTGAAGGCGCATCAACTGGTGACGTTTACTACACAGGCACAGCTCTCGTGACTGGCTTTAGCGTGACTGGATCATTTGATGGCATGGTCGAAGCATCAATCACCTTCCAGGGTACTGGTGGATTGACTAAATCGACTGCGAGCTAAGGCATGAAAGCGATCGACAGAGCAGTCGAGCATTTCAAGTCAAAGCCAGTTAAGCGCATAGAGGTTCCAGAGTGGGGTGACGATTCTGGACCTCTTGTCATTTTTGCCAATCCGATCACGCTAAGAGAGCAAAGCAAGCTCAGCAAGATCGAAGGTGGCGATGCGGAGATGCTGATCGAAGTGTTGGTCATGAAGTCTGAGGACGGGCAAGGCAACAAGCTCTTTACGATCGAGGACAAGCCAAAGATCAGATCGTCTGTTGATCCAACCTTAGTGGCAAAAATCGTCAGCCAGATCATGTCGCAGTCACAGGAGAGCCTCGAAAAAAACTGAGGGAGACTCCCGAACGACAGCTCAAATTCGTCCTGGCAGAAAAACTTTCCATGACGGTCGATGAGCTTGAAGATAAAATGTCGTTTGAGGAGTTCCTAGAATGGTCGTGCTGGCTCAAGATACAGTCGGAGAAATCGCAACATGGCAGCAGCCCTAAATTTTCCGATCACAGCAGACGATCAAACAAAGGCGGCATTTGAGAGTGTTCGTCGCAATCTAGATCAAATCCGCAAGTCTGCTGAGGATGTCCAAGGTGGATTTGCTGGATTCAAAGCAGCTGCGGTCGGTGCAATTGCTGCAATTTCGTTCGGTGCAGTCATTAGTGGCATTCGAGGGCTCATCAACGAATTCGACGATCTACTCGACCAGGCTGAGCAAGTTGGGGTCGCTGCGGAGCGATTTCAGGCTTTAGCGGTTGGGGCAGAGCTCTCTGGTGCAAAGGCTGAAGATCTAAAGGCAGCTCTCACAAAGGTCGCTCAGAATGCTTTTGATGCGGCATCAGGTAACGAAACGCTTGCAGAGCAATTCCGAGCAATGGGGGTCGCGGTTGTCGACTCAACTGGCAAGCTGCGAGACACTGAGTCAATCTTTCTTGATCTTGTCGATCAGATCTCAAGGCTTGATGATGGCATTGCCAAGACTGGGATCGGCATTGATCTTATTGGCAAGAGCTTCACCAAATTCACAAACGGTGCTGCGGACATTCGGGCTGCTGCCGATGAAGCTAATCGGCTAAACCTGGTTGTTTCTGAGGCGACACAGAATGTCTTTGCCAAGTTCAATGACACGCTATTTATTGTTGCCAGGCAGATCAAATCGTTGATCGCTGAGGCTATTGCCCCTGCTGTCAAATGGTTTACAAGCCTGCTTGAGAAGGTCAAAAACTTTTTCTCGATTGGCAAGGCTGGCGGCGACAAGATCAAAGAGATGGCAGATGCTAATCGTGACGCTGCTTCAGCTGCTCAAGAACATGCTACAAGCCTGCAAGCAGTAAACAAGGCGACAAGCTCATTGCCTGCACCAATCGCTAAGACATCTAGCATGATTGCTGCTCAAAAGAAGGCATCAGAGGAGCTTGCAAAGACTCTTAGGGATGTCGAATCGGTCACTTCTGATGTCGTCTACAAGATTGCAGAGCAAACGGAGAAAGCCTTAGATCAAGACGTAAAAGAGGTGCTCAAGCAATTTGGTGAGGATTCCAAAGAGGCTCTCAAGAAATATCAACTGGCGCAAGATGCTGCGAGTGAGGAGTTGGCTTATTGGCGCAAAGAGACTGAAGCGGTCCGAACACCAATGGAGCAATTCAACGATCGCATGGAAATCTTGAATGACGCATTGCAGCGCGGTTTGATTTCTTTCCAGGCTTATGAAGGACTGAGCGGCAAAGCATTTGAGACATTCAGCAAAGCAATCGAAGCACCAAAAGACGGTCTCGAAGAAATCAGAGCATTGTTAGACAAGACGGGCGAATCTTTCACAGAGACATTCACTCAGATGCTTATGACCGGCAAGGCATCGTTTAAGTCGTTGGTTGATTCGATCATCAGTGATTTGCTTCGGTTGTATATCAAACAGAAAATCACTGTGCCTTTGTTTGATGCACTTAAGACAATCGACTTTGGATCTATCTTGCCTGGTCGAGCTGTTGGCGGTCCTGTAAAGGGCGGTCGTCCTTATATGGTTGGCGAAAAAGGACCAGAGCTCTTTGTGCCAGGCGCATCAGGATCAATTGTCAGAAACCAAGACGTTTCGGCTGGCAGCGGTGGTGGTGATGTCATCATCAACCAGACTTTGCAAATCACGACTGGGGTGCAATCAACGGTCAGAGCAGAGATCGCACAGCTCATGCCACAGATTGCCAATGTCACAAAAGCTGCCATTGTTGATGCTCGTGCTCGTGGTGGATCGTTTGCAGCAGCACTGAGGTAATCATGGCAATCACTTACCCCCTAACCTTCCCTGCAAGCCCTGGAATCGCCAGGCTTAGGATCACTCCTAGATCGGTCGTTTCAGTGTCACAAAGCCCGTTTACAGGCCAGCAGCAGGTCTATAAACATCAGGGCCAATGGTGGGAAGCTGAGGTCACCCTGCCTGCTATGTCTCGTGCTGAAGCTGAAGTCATCATCGCTTTTCTTCTTTCTTTGGATGGGCGTTATGGAACATTCATTATGGGTGACCCTATCGGCGCGGCTCCGAGGGGCATTGGAACGGGGACACCATTGGTTAACGGCGGTTCGCAGACGGGCCAGGATCTTGTTACGGATGGCTGGACGGCGAATCAAACGGGCATTTTGAAGGCTGGCGATTGGGTGCAAATAGGCACAGGATCGGCAACAAAGCTGCATAAAGTCTTGGTTGATGCAGACAGCAATGGCAGTGGACAATCGACTTTGACTTTATTCCCAAAGCTCAGAAGCTCTCCAACTGACAACCAGGCAATCTATGTGAACAACACAAAAGGGCTTTGGCGGCTTGCTAGCAACGAAATGCCTTACGACATCGACGAAGCAAGCATTTACGGCATCACCTTTGCCTGTGTTGAGGCGATATGAGTCGCGGTCTTACAGCTGGCGCACTTGCTCAGATCGCAGCGACCGAGCTGCAACCGATTCTTTTATTTCAAGCTGAGTTTCAGTCGGGCACGATTTATATCTGGAATGGTATTGGCGATCTAAGTTGGAATTCGCAGACCTGGACGGGTGTTGGCACTTTTATGAGCTTTTCTGACATTGAGGAAAGCACAGAAGTTAAGGCAGTTGGTGCGACTATTACGCTCAACGGCATTCCTAGCGATTTAGTGTCAACAGCTTTATCTGATGTCCGACAAAACAAGCCTGGCAAGCTCTATCTTGGCTTTTTATCTTCGGGCTCTATCGTTTCTGATCCTTATCTCATTTTTGCTGGCAGGCTGGATGTTGTTCATCTCGATGAGTCATCAGAAGGATCAACAATCTCTTTGCAATACGAATCGAGGCTGATTGATCTTTCCAGGCCAAGAGTTTTTCGATATACACCAGAGGATCAAGAGCGAGAGTTTGCAGGCGATTTAGGCATGGAGTTTGTTCCATCACTGCAAGACAAAAAGGTGACCTGGGGACGTGTAAGCAATGCTGTTCCATCAGGGGCTGGGTCAGGTGGCGCACCTCCTGTCGATGAACAACAAACAGCAGGGATGTAATGGGCTTTCTTGAAATCATCTTAGCAATTGCGAGCATGGCTGCCGGAGAGGCGGCTGTCAGTTATCTTGCTGTAACTGGTTGGCAAGCTGCTGCGGTTCGCTTTGCTGTCGCTCTTGCAGTTTCGACTGCCTCTAGAAACTTAGTCACTCGCAAATCATTCCAAAGCGAAGCTGAGGGCAGGATCATCACGACTAAGGAGCCTTTGGCGGCAGCTAAGGTGATTTATGGTCGGGTGAGAGTCGGCGGCACGATTGTCTACATGGAGACCACTAGCAGCTCCAACGAATATCTGCACATGGTGATCGTCCTTGCTGGTCACGAGGTTCACGCGATTGATGACATCTACTTTGATGATGAGCTTGTTCCTTTAGACGGATCTGGCAATGCAACTGGCACTTTTGCCGACCTTGTAAGAATCAAGAAAGCTCTAGGCACTGATGCACAAACAGCCTTTAGCGATCTCGTGTCTGAGTCTGATTCGCTTTGGACAAGCAATCACCGGCTGAGAGGTCGCGCTGCAATCTATGTGAGGCTCAAATACAACCAGGACAAGTTTCCCAACGGTGTCCCTAATATCACAGCCATTGTCAGAGGCAAGAAGGTTTACGACCCAAGGACCACGACGACTGCTTACAGCACAAATCCTGCTCTGATCGTTGCTGATTACCTTTGCAACACCAGATATGGACTTGGCGCGACTTATGCCACAGAGATCGACGAAACAGCTCTGACAGCTGCTGCAAACATTTGCGATCAGGATGTCACGCTCGATGCTGGCGGCACTGAAGATCGCTACACAGCAAACGGATCATTTGACACGACTGAAGTGCCAGAGAAGGTGCTTGCTGAGCTTTGCAGCGCAATGGCAGGTCATGTCACCTATGTTGGCGGCAAATGGTCGATTCTTGCAGGAGCCTATAGATCAACATCAATCACGCTTGATGAAGATGACTTGCGAGCAGGCTTTAAGGTGCAAACCTTGGTTTCTCGCAGAGATCAATTCAACTCAGTCAAAGGTGTTTTTAGCTCACCAGACAACCTTTGGCAGCCAACAGATTTCCCGTCTTATTCGTCTGCTACTTTTGTATCAGAGGACAATAGCGAGACGGTTTACAGAGATATTTCGCTCCCTTATACGACCAGTGCAGCCACAGCGCAGCGTTTAGCGAAGATTGAGCTTTACAAGGCTCGTGAGCAGCTTTCGATGACTTTGCCTTGCAAGCTCACTGCTTATGGGGTCCAAGTTGGTGATGTGGTCAATGTAACCAACACCAGGATGGGCTGGTCTGCCAAGGCTTTCGAGGTTGTAGGCACAAAACTTGTTTTTGATCTCGATGCTGGCTTTGGTGTTGATCTCGATCTCAGGGAAACGAATTCAAGCATCTACTCTTGGGATGAAACAACGGAAGAGCAAGAGTTCGTGCAAGCTCCGAATACCAACTTGCCAAACCCAAGATCTGTTCCTGCTCCTACAGCTCTGACGCTCACTGAGGTCAAAGTTCTTCTCAATGATGGAACCCTTGCCAATGGCATTCGAGTTAGTTGGACAGCTCCGAGCGATTATTTTGTCAAGGAATATGAGGTCCAATACATCAGGACTGGTGGGGCGATCGACTATGGGCTCATCAGCCAGGCTGCAACTTCCTCACAGTCATTTGGCGACATCACTGCAAGCGCAACCGCTACGTTGAATTATGGGTCGATCTCAGATGTCATCATTTCTGGCGAGCCTGAATTCAACAGCGGCACGACAACAACAACGCAGCTGACGATCGCTCCAGTCATCCAGGCTGTCGAATATACGGTCAAGGTCCGATCGGTTTCTCATTTGGCAGTGAGATCTGCCTTTGTGCAAGACACGATCACCACAGGCGGCGATACAACGGCTCCCGCTGCACCATCACTTATCACGGCAACCGGCAAGATCAGGTCAATTGTTTTGAATTGGGAAAACCCAACGGATCTTGATTTTGATTCGGTGGAAGTATTCAGAAACACGACCAACAGCGTTAATTCTGCGACCAAGGTTGCTCAGATTGCTGCTGACAATTGGACCGACACAAATCTTGATAGTGATGTCACGCGCTATTACTGGCTGCGATCGGTCGACATGTCTGGCAATCGCTCGGCATTCAGCTCTTCAGTCAATGCAACGACTCAAACGATTGTTTCTGCTGATTTCAGTGCTGAGGTGCTCAATCTCTTTGCTGAGGCTGGGGCTTATGGGATTGAGCCTGTTGCATCATTGCCAGCAACTGGAGATTTTGTCGGGCAGATCAAGTTTGATACGACTGCGGTTGCTCTCTATCGTTGGACGGGATCAGCCTGGGACGATGACATTTTTAGCATCACGACAGGATCTGTTACGGCAAGTGCTTTTGCTGCTGGCATCGAACCTATTTCAGTCGTCAGCTCTTTGCCAAGTGCGTCAGGTTACACAGGTCCAAAGGTTGTTTTTCTGACCACAGATGGCAAGCTCTATCGCTATGCTTCTGGGGCGTGGACAACTGCGGTGCTCACCTCGGATCTTTCTGGGACGCTTGCATCTTCGCAATTCAGCAACAGCCTGAGACCTGTCGAGGTTGTTTCATCATTACCAAGCAGCTCCAACTTCCAGGGGCGCACAGTTTTTCTCACGACCGACAACAAGATATATCGGCACGATGGGACAAACTGGACTGCTGCGGTCCCAGCTTCAGATCTATCAGGCACTGTTTCTGATGCACAGATCGCTGGCCTGGCGGCTGCGAAGATTACCGGCACACTAACCAATTCCCAGATCGCTGATGTCGCAGCTGCGAAGATCACGGGATCTATTGTGGGAACCCAGATCACAGATGGCGCAATCTCAACAGCAAAGCTCGCAGCAGGATCGGTGACTACTGCCAAGGTTGCAGCTGGAGCAATTTCAGCAGATGAGATTGCAGCCAACGCGATCACAGCAGTCAAGATTTCTTCGGGTGCAGTAGAAACGGCAAAGATTGCAGCAGGAGCGATCGAGGCTAGCAAGATTGCATCCAGTGCGATCACGACCGACAAACTTGCAGCCAATGCGGTGACGACCGAGAAGATTACAAGCAATGCGATCACCACAGGACTACTGGCTGCGGGGGCTGTGACTTCGGACATTCTTGCAAGCAACTCGATCATCGCTGGCAAGATTGCTGCAGGGGCTATCAACTCATCGAGCTTGTTTGTGAGTGGGGTGATTACCTCTTCTCATATCCAGGCAGGCACGATACAAGGCGACAGGATTGCTGCTAATACGATCACTGGTGGTCTTATTGCTGCAAGCGGGATCATCACCTCGGCTGCACAGATCAATGATGCTGTCGTTACTAATGCAAAGGTCACAAGCCTATTCTCAAGCGATTACAACGGGCCGATTCCACCATCGAGCAGCAACTTTGGGACTGCTGGTTGGTATCTCGACAAGTCGGGCAGTTTCTACGGCAATTCGGTCTATCTGCGAGGTCAGCTTGTCAGCGGCACTTCAGGAGCGCAGCGAGTAGAAATCAACAAGACACTCGCAAACAAGCTAGCGGTCTACAACAGCTCAAACACGCTTATCGGGGCCATAGGTGGCTCTGGAGTCTTTGGCGATGCAGTCATTCAGTCTTATCCGCAAATCGTCAGCGGATCGTTTCAGGGTGCTTATATCGAGACTCCGAGTTATACGGGGTCAACCAATTATGGCTACGGTCTTTATGCAAAGACAGCTAATGCAGAGCTTGATTCATATATCAATTACTGGGACAGCTCTAGTGGTTTAAGAGCTGCGGTTGCAGGCACTATTAGTGTTGGCGCAGCTCTCAGATCTGGAGTGCATGGCTATCGTGACTCTAGCTATTCGGCTGGTGGTCGTTTTTATGATGGCAGCACTGGAACCCTTGTAACGCTTGCTGATAGCAGTGGCTATGCCTTAAACATTCGATCTGGGCAACTCAGATATGGATCAACCACCATACAAGCTCCAAGCGGATCATCAGGCGATTTCTTGCGTGGGAACGGTTCTTATAGTGCCTTATCAGCCTCAGACATTCCGAATATTTCCGGCAATAAGATTACATCTGGTTTGGTTGACTGGGGTTATGTCGCAGGCTTTAAGAACGGATCGAGTCAAGTCAGAGGCATTGCAGGCACTGGATCAACAGCGACTTTGCAAGCGTTTTTAGGATCAGAGACCACCGACACGACCTCTGGGAACATGGTTTATTACACCGAGGCTGGGGGTTATTTCGGTGGGGTCTATATAAACCAACGAGGAACAACAGCGACCTGGAGCGCACTTTATTCAGATGCTCGGATGAAGGATGTGCTTGGTCAAATACCGATTGCAGACCCTCTAGAAACGCTGAAAAAAATTGGCAATCCTGTGATCTGGAAATGGAACCATGAGGCATCTAGCGAGGTCTGGGGCTATACAGCACAGCAGATCGGACAAGGGCTTCCTGATGCGGTGATAGAGGCTCCAAGAACACCGAGAGGCGACTATCAGCTCGTGCCTGGCACAGAAGAACGGGTGCTGACTTTTGATAACACCAAGTTTCAGATGCTTAAGGACATGGCTTTGATTTCACTTATTGAGAAGATCGAGATGCTTGAGGCTAAGATCGCTGCGCTGGAGGCTAGATCATGAGCTGCACCTGGTCGATCACAAAAATGGCTTCTGATCTAGATGAGCATGATCGTCCTAACGTGATTAGAGAAGTGACGATCTCTTGCACGAGTGACGATGAATCATTCTTCACGACTGTGATGTTAGATCCACCATCTCAAAGTTTTGTCGATTTCAATCTGGTCACACAAGCATTGGTCTGGCAATGGGTCTACGCAAAGATTTCCAAAGAAGATATAGAGGCTATTGTTTTGCAGCGCATTGCAGATCGACAAACTGTTTCACAAATGCCGTGGTAAGGAAATGACATGACACAAGCAGTACAACTCAGAAAAGGCACGACCTCTGAACATTCGACCTTTACCGGTTTGCAGGCAGAGGCAACTGTCGATACGACTAAGAAAACCATCGTAGTCCATGATGGGTCGACTGCTGGCGGCATTCCTTTATCCAGAGAGGATCTGAGCAATGCGAACCCTAGCAATCTGACTACGATTGTTGGGGCTGATACAGCATCGGGCGATCTCTTTGTTGTTTATGACGTTTCAGCGAGCGCGTTTAAAAAGATCACCAGGGCTGAGCTGAACAATGCAATGGAGCAAGATGCACTGGCTTCGGTTGCGATCACTGGCGGCAGCATAAACGGCACGACGATTGGCGCAAGCACTGCAAGCACAGGGGCTTTCACCACCTTATCTGCCTCAAGCACAGTTAGCGGTAATGGATTCAGCACTTATCTAGCCAGCCCACCAACTATTGGCGGCACTAGTCCAGGACTTATAACTGGGACAACAATAACAGCGACAAATCAATTTTCTGGGCCACATAATGGATCTGTTGGCGCAACCTCGCCGTCGAGCGGAATATTTACCTCATTGGCATCTTTAAGTGTTTTACAAAATGTCCAAACAATTGCATCATCATCATCCATTTCAGCTGGCAACAATGGGCTTTCAGTTGGGCCTGTGACTATTTCTAGCGGTGTTGTTTTTACAGTTCCAAGTGCAAGTATTTGGAAAATTTTAGAAGGAGTTTGACATGGCCTATGGCAAAGTGCTCGCAAATGCGACATCTGCAACCGGCGTATTTCGCAAAGCTGATCCCACAATCGTCGCATGGACCAAAACTGGCGCATTTACAGCTACAACAGCGACTGAATTAACGATTGAGGTAAATGGTGAATCGCAAATCATTGCGTCTGGAACCTCGATCACGATGCCAGGTTCGGCCACGACAGGAACAGATTATGCAATCTGGGCAAAAACTGATGGCACATTGCAAGCAACAACCGATCACACATCTGCTCCGGCGACTGGTGCTAGAAAAGTCGGTGGGTTTCATTACGCGCCAGGCGGCAACGCAACAGGGACATCTGGCGGTAATACCACAGCAGGAATTAACGAATATTCTTTTTGGGACTTGAAATTCAGGCCAGCTTGTAAAGATCCTCGCGGCATGACGCTAGTGGCTGGATGGTTGTGGTCTGATATCTATCTTTGCGGGGTCGATCACTATACAAACGGGACGAGCAAATATAACGTCACGATCGCAGACGGTTCATCGCTGCCTAAGATTAGTGCAGCTTTTGGGGGCACAGGATCTAACTCTTATGCTGGCGGCACTTGGTTTGCTTTCAATGAAATTATGCGCGGAGCTGGTAAGCGACTGCCAAGATATACAGAGTTTGCTGCTTTAGCCTATGGCACGACCGAGGCTTCTTCGCTCGGATCTGATCCGACTACAACAGGGGTCAGCAGCGGCACGTACACAAGCAAATGGGGCGTGATGCAATCCAGTGGAGTTATGTGGCAGTGGTCAGATGACTTTATTGCAAGTGGCGATGGGACTGGCGGCTGGCAAACTGGACTTACAGAAACCAGAGGCAATATTTATACTTACAATTCCTCGGCACGCGCTGGGATCTTGGGCGGCTCCTGGA